ACGTCGGGGGGCGGGGAGTACTTTGCTATTGGTGTTGGCGGTACGGTGACGGGTAAGGGTGCGGACCTATTGATTATTGACGACCCCCATTCGGAACAAGAAGCGGCGTTGGCGGCTGGAGACCCGTCTGTATATGACAAGGTGTACGAGTGGTACACGTCTGGTCCAAGACAGCGTTTGCAGCCTGGTGGGGCGATTGTGATTGTTATGACCCGTTGGGGGGAGAGAGACCTTACTGGCCGGGTGATGAAGGATGCTGCCGCGAGAGAAAAGGGTGAAGACTGGGAAGTGATTGAGCTCCCGGCAATCCTCCCGAGCGGAAATCCCTTGTGGCCAGAGTTCTGGAGCCAGAAGGAACTAGAAGCCCTGAAGGAAGAACTCCCCCCGAGTAAGTGGAACGCCCAGTATCAACAGAGCCCGACGGGTGAAGAAGGGGCGTTGGTTAAGAGGGAGTGGTGGAAGGTCTGGGAGAAGGATGACCCGCCGAAGATTGAGTACCTGATCCAGAGCTGGGACACGGCGTTTACGAAGAGTGAGAGGAGTGACTTCTCGGCTTGCGTGACGTTAGGGGTGTTCTATATGAATGAGAACGTCGAGGATCCTAATATTATCTTGTTGGATGCGTTCCAAAAGCGGATGGAGTTCCCTGAGCTGAAGGATAGGGCGATGAGCCATTATCAGTATTGGGAGCCAGACACGTTGTTGGTGGAAGCCAAAGCGGCGGGGGCTCCTTTGGTTTTTGAGCTGAGGCAGATGGGGATCCCGGTGACGGAGTACACGCCAAGCCGGGGGACGCGGCAGGTGAGTAACGACAAGTTTGCCCGATTAAACTCTGTGACTGATTTGTTCAGGTCGGGTAAAGTATGGGCACCGGACACCCGATGGGCGTATGAGCTGATTGAGCAGATGGCTGCTTTCCCGAATGCTGAGCACGATGACTTAGTTGACGCGACGGTTCAAGCGTTATTGAGGTTTCGACAGGGTGGGTTCTTGCGTCTTCAAACTGATGAGAGAGACGAGCCCGTAAGTTTCAAACGGAAACACGCTTACTATTAAGGTAGAACATGGCAACTAACAGCATGACACCGGGTTTGTATCAAGCTCCCATTGGGTTGGACTCACTTGAGATGGAGCCTGCGCTTGAAATTGAGATTGAGAACCCTGAAGGCGTGAAGATTGATATGGGTGGGATGGAAATTGACCTGATGCCTGAAGAGGAAGAGGGTGAGTTTGACGCCAACCTGGCTGAAGAGATGGACGAAGGAGCTCTTCAATCAGTTGCCGAAGACATTATGGGGCTGGTTGACTCAGATATCTCATCCAGAAAAGACTGGGTTGAGATGTATGTGAAGGGTTTAGAAGTGCTGGGGATGAAATATGAAGAGAGAACAGAGCCTTGGAACGGGGCGTGCGGTGTTTTCTCAACGCTTCTCACCGAGGCCGCTGTTAGGTTTCAGAGCGAGACGATTATTGAGACTTTCCCAGCAGCCGGGCCGGTCAAAACTGAGATTATTGGTGCGATCGATCGGCTTAAAGAGGAAGCCGCCGAGCGTGTTCGGGACGATATGAACTACCAGCTCACGGAGGTGATGACTGAGTACCGCCCTGAGCACGAAAGAATGCTGTTTAACCTGGGATTGGCAGGCGCGGCGTTCAAAAAAGTGTATTTTGATCCGGGCATGGGGCGTCAAACCTCGATATTTATCCCGGCTGAAGACATCATTATTCCTTACGGCTCGACGGGAGTGCGTAATTCAGAGCGCGTGACGCATCTGATGAGGAAAACCAAGAACGATGTGAGAAAACTACAGGTTGCCGGGTTCTACCGAGACGTAGATCTGGGCGAGCCGGTGATGATTCACACGGATGTGGAGAAGAAAAAGGCTGAAGAGCAGGGATACAGCCTGACTGACGACGATCGTTACCAGATTGCCGAGATCCACATTGATTACGACATGCCTGGTTATGAAGATAAGGACGGTGTTGCCCTTCCTTATGTTGTGACGATTGACCGGGCGTCGATGGAAGTGCTGGCCATTCGCAGAAACTGGGAACCTGACGATGAAAACAAGCTCAAGCGCCAGCATTTCGTTCAATATGACTATATCCCTGGCTTTGGTGCTTATGGTTTTGGCTATATTCACCTCATTGGTGGTTATGCTCGCGCCGGTACTGCTCTTATTCGCCAGCTTGTGGACGCTGGTACGCTTTCTAACCTTCCTGGGGGTCTTAAAGCCCGAGGATTGAGGGTTAAGGGCGACGATACCCCGATTGCCCCGGGTGAATTCCGCGATGTTGACGTTCCTAGTGGCGCGATCAAAGACAACATCATGGCTCTGCCCTATAAAGAGCCGAGCCAGGTTCTGTCTGGGCTGTTAGATAAGATCACGGACGAGGCAAGACGCCTGGGATCTATCGCTGACATGAACATCAGTGATATGAGCGCTAATGCCCCAGTGGGTACGACCCTCGCATTGCTCGAGCGCCAGCTCAAGACGATGAGTGCGGTCCAAGCGCGGGTGCATTTCTCGATGCGCCAGGAGTTCAAGCTCCTGAAGTCAATCATCCGAGACTATGCACCGACGGAATATGAGTTTGATCCTGAGAGCGGCGACCGCATGGCCCGCCAGTCGGACTATGACTCGGTTGACGTGATTCCGGTGAGTGATCCCAACAGCTCGACGATGGCTCAGCGGATCATGCAGTACCAAGCGGTCATGCAAATGGCCCAGGGTGCTCCCCAGATCTATGACTTGCCGTATCTGCACCGCCAGATGATTGAAGTGCTGGGTGTTAAGAACGGTGACAAGCTGGTTCCGATGTCTGACGACATGAAGCCGCGTGATCCGATCAGCGAGAACATGGCGTTCTTGAATGGTAAGCCTACGAAGGCGTTTATCTTCCAGGACCATGAGGCGCATATAGCGGTTCACACGTCGATGATGCAGGATCCAATGATCATGGGACAGATTGGCCAGACGCCGATGGCCCAGCAAATGCAGGGTGCGATCATGGCCCACGTTGCTGAGCACATGGCGTTCAACTACCGCAACCAGATCCAAGAGCGCATGGGTGTGACGATGCCCGCCCCTGATGTTGAGCTGCCTGAGCAGGTCGAGGTCCAGCTGTCGAAGATGGTGGCGGAAGCCGCGAAGCAGTTGTTGCAGATGCACAAAGGCGAAGCTGCCCAACAGCAGGCCCAGCAGCAGATGCAAGACCCGATCATCCAGATGCAGCAGCAAGAGCTCCAGCTCAAGGCACAAGAGGTGCAGACCAAGGCTCAGAAGGTGCAGGGCGATCTGCAGATCAAGCAGGCCGAGCTTCAGCTGAAGGCTCAGCAGGCTCAGAACAAGTATCAGGGACCGATGATTGCAGCGCAGGCTGCATCTCAGAAGGCCCAGATGGACATGCAGATGTCCCAGGCGGAACATGCGTTGAGGATGCGTCAATCTCAGCAAACGCATGAGCAAAAGTTGGCCCAGCAACAAGAAGAGGCAGCTCTTCGCGTGCGTGACCAGCTGATGGCTTCATTGTCAAAACGCAACAAAGGAGAGTAATTGGACGAGTATGAATATCTAAACTCTAAGCTCGAAGAGCGGAGAAAAGAACTTGTCGAGTTTTTGGGTGATGGTGGTGCTAAGTCCTACGATCACTACAAAGAGCTGTGCGGTGTTATCCGAGGTCTCCTGACCGCGCAGTCTGAAATAGGTGACCTCGTGCGAAAAATGAAAGACTACGACAATGACTGAGTTTGATGTGAGTGCTGTTGATTTGTCTGGCGTATTGAATGCGTCAGCAGAGGAGAAGGCTAAACAAGTGCCTGATCCTGCAACCTACCATCTCTTGTGCGTTCTCCCAGAGATCGAAGAAGAGTATGGCGATAGCGGCCTGGTGAAAGCCGGCCAGACGATGCATTACGAGGAGCTTCTCTCCCCCGTACTGTTTGTTGTCAAGATGGGTCCAGATGCCTACAAGGACGAGAAGCGTTTCCCTAACGGGCCTTCTTGCAAGGTGGGTGACTTTGTGTTGGTCCGCCCCAACACTGGGACTCGAATCAAGATTCACGGCAAAGAGTTCAGGATCATTAACGATGATTCTGTCGAGGCTGTGGTTCAAGACCCCCGGGGTATTTCCCGTGCGTAAGGAGTAAACATGGCTGACATGGAAAAAGTTGAATTTGAATTCCCTGATGAGGCTTCAGAGAATCCTCGTAAGGGTGGTGCTATGGTCCAGGCCCAGGAAGACGAAGTCGAGATCATCGACGACACGCCTGAGCAAGACCGTAACCGCAAACCGATGGACGAGCCTCCCAAGGAGTTTGAGGAGGACGAGATCGCCAAGTACGACGAGAGCGTACAAAAGCGAATCAAGCATTTCACGAAGGGCTACCACGAGGAGCGCCGGGCCAAAGAGGCTGCGTTGCGTGAGCGTGAGGAGGCTGTTCGTATTGCCCAAGCCATTGCTGAAGAGAACAAGAAGCTGAAGGGCTCCCTGAGCGCCAATCAGAACGTGTTGCTTGAGCAGGCCAAAAAGACTGTAAATGGGGAATTGGAAGATGCCAAGCGCAAGTACAAGGAAGCGTACGAAGCTGGGGATTCTGATGCTCTGGTGGCGGCTCAGGAAGAGCTGACCTCTGCCAAGATGAAGATGGAGAGAGTTAATAACTTTCGTCCTGCCCCTTTACAAGAAGATGAAACTAATGTACAAATCGCCCAACAGCCAAAATCAGCTCCGGTTGACACCAAGCTCCTTGCCTGGCAAGAGCGAAACCAGTGGTTTGGTGCCAACAAAAGAATGACGTCCTATGCTCTAGGACTGCATGAGGATCTGATTGAGGAAGGAATTCCTGCTGGCAGTGACGAATACTATCGACGTATCGACACTGACATGCAGGGACGTTTCCCAGATGCGTTTGAGTCTGGGAAGCCTGCTGATGCTACATCTCGGCAGACAAAATCAAACGTTGTCTCACCGGCAACGCGGAGTACTGCGCCTAAGAAAGTCGTACTTACCAAATCGCAGGTGGAAATCGCCAAGCGGCTAGGAGTTCCTTTGGATCTCTATGCTCGTAAGGTTGCGGATGAAATGAGGAAATGAAAATGACACAGATTCGTGAAAAGCGTGAGATTGGAAGTCGTGAAAAATCTGAGCGCCCCAAGCGCTGGATGCCTCCCCAGCTTCTGCCTGACCCGAACCCGGAGCCAGGTTATGCGTTTCGTTGGGTACGACTGAGCACTCTGAATTCACCTGATGCCACAAACATCTCTTCAAAATTCCGCGAGGGTTGGGAACCTGTAAAGGCGTCGGAACACCCCGAGGTGGTTCTCCTGGGCAACCAAGAAGGTCGCTTTAAGGACTCCATCGAGATCGGTGGTCTGCTGCTTTGCAAAATTCCAGTTGAGTTTATTGAGGATCGTGAAGCGTATTACCTGGATCAGGCTAACGCGCAGATGAACTCGGTAGATAACAACTTCATGCGTGAAAGTGACGCTCGTATGCCTCTCTTCAATGAGCGGAAGACGAAGGTTACTTTCGGTAAAGGTATGTAACTTTTAGGAGTCCAAAATGGCTTATCCCACAGTAAGCGCTCCTTACGGCCTAGAGCCTATCAACCGAGTTGATGGCATGCCGTATGCAGGCGCTATTCGCCAGATTCCCATTGCCGCAGGCTACGCAACCGCCATTCTGAATGGCGCGACCGTGAAACTGAGTGGTGGTTTTCTAGTCGCTGACACCAGCACCAACGCTGCCACTCCCTGTGGCGTTTTGGTTGGTTGCCAGTACATCAACTCCAACGGTCAGACCGTGCAGGGCCAGTACTATCCGGCCAGCCTGTCTACCGCTGCCAACCCGGCTTATGCCTACGTTGTTGATGATCCGAACGCGATCTTCAAGGTTGCCGTTGTGTCTTCTGGCACCACGATGACCTATACGGCTCGCACTGTTGTCGGTCAAAACGTGCCCATGGCGCAAAACGGCGGTTCGACTACCACTGGTAACTCGACCATCGGCGTTGTCGCTTCTGGCGCTGGCACGACCGCAACCATCCCTCTGCGTGTAATTGATGTTGTTCCTGACACCTCTGTTGTCGTTAGCGGTACCACGTACTACTACGAACTGCTGGTGAAGATCAACACGCACCAGTACAACAACACCACTGGCGTGGCTTGATAAGGAGCTAAATCATGGCTATTTCACGCGCACAACTACTTAAAGAACTGCTCCCCGGCTTGAACGCCCTGTTCGGCCTGGAGTACGCCCGTTATGGCGAGGAACATAAAGAGATTTATGAGACCGAAACCTCCGAGCGTTCGTTCGAAGAAGAAACCAAGCTGTCTGGCTTCTCCGCCGCCCCGGTGAAGAACGAAGGCTCCGCCATTGCTTATGACAATGCGCAGGAAGCCTGGACGGCTCGCTACACCCACGAGACCATCGCTATGGGTTTCTCGATCACTGAAGAAGCGATCGAAGATAACCTGTACGACAGTCTGTCCAGCCGCTACACGAAGGCGCTGGCTCGTGCGATGGCGTACACCAAGCAGGTCAAGGCCGCTAACGTGCTGAACAACGCGTTCAACACTGGCGTTACCTACGGCGACGGCGTTTCCCTGTGTAACACCGCTCACCCGCTGATCTCTGGTGGCACCAACAGCAACCGCCCCACCACTGGCGCTGACCTGAATGAAACGTCGTTGGAAAACGCCGTGATTCAGATCGCCGCTTGGACGGATGAACGCGGTCTGCTGATTGCAGCCAAGCCCAAGAAGCTGGTCGTTCCGCCGGCACTGATGTTCGTGGCTACCCGCCTGCTCGAGACCGAGCTGCGCGTTGGTACGACCGACAACGACATCAACGCCCTGAAGAACAACGGTTCCATCCCTGATGGCTACTGTGTTAACCACTTCTTGACCGACACGAACGCCTGGTTCCTGACCACGGACGTGCCCAACGGTCTGAAGCACTTCGTGCGTACCCCGCTGTCTAATTCAATGGACGGGGATTTTGACACGGGCAACGTGCGTTACAAGGCCCGTGAGCGTTATTCGTTCGGCGTGTCTGACCCGCTGGGTATCTTCGGATCCCCCGGTTCGTCCTAATAAATCCTCTGGGATTTATGAGAAAGGGGCCTTGTGCCCCTTTTTCTTTTGAGGTATATTGCATTCACTCCGGGCTTTCCGGTGTGTCAAACGGTCCCGGCCGACGTCATGCAGATTGGCACACTACAACGCATGAAAGGAACCCATCATGGGATTCGCAACTCACCTGGGCCCCTGGTTGCTGGGCACCGTCAAAGACACCACCGGCACGACTGCTGGCACCGTTCGCAATACTGGTGCAACTCTTGTTACGCAACAAGTCACTCTGGTGGCCAGTTCCGCTGTAACCGTCATGATTCCCGCTGGCTCGATCATCCACGACGTTAAGTCTTACATGACGACTGGCGCTGCAGGAACTCCTGACGTTACCGTTGGTGGAACCACTATTGGTACGTTGTCTACCGCTGCCGGTTTGAACAACTTGGTTGTTACCGCTGCTAACGTTGGCACGATGTCTAACGTTGGCGCTACGGATGCCATCCTGAGCTTTACTGCAACTGCCGCCTCTGCTGGTGTGTTGAGCGTGGCTTACACTGTCCGTGGATCTGACGGCGTTGGTTATCCTGTTGGCAACCAGAACTAATTAACCTTGGGGGCTACGGCCCCCGTTTAACAGGAGATTAGTTATGGCAATGCAAACTGATGTCAAAGGCGTTAGTTGTCCTGCAGGCACTGACACTACTGCGTACAACGGGCGTACTCGTCTGAAGGGCCTGTATTACAGCGCCTCTGCTGCAAGCTCTGTTGCTGTTAAAGACGGCGCAACAACCCTCTTTACGTTTACGATCGCCGCTGCTGATGCCAGCTACATCATTCTTCCTGGAGAAGGTGCTGTGGTTCAAAACAGCTTGGTGATTACTGTTGGCGCAAGCTGTACTGCGGTAGCTTTCTATGGTTGAAGAAAAGCGTCCTGTTGACCTAAACGGTCGTAAATTGATGATTGCCATCCCGGCTTATGACGGGCGGTTGAACATCAAGACGGCTATTGCTTTGACGCAATTAGCATCACAGACCGCCAAGTTTGGCGTGACGCTTTATATCAGCCATATCTCTGGCTGTTCTCTGATCACCAAGGCCCGCAATGCTTTGGTGGCAGACTTCCTAGAAACAGATGCAGACACGCTGTTGTTCGTTGACTCTGACGTCATCATTACTGCTGATGCTGTTTTGCGCCTGTTGGCTGTGAGCCAGGGCAAGGACATTACCGCTGGTGTGTATCCACGCCGTGGGGCAGATCGTTGCTTCTTCATGGACATCCATGTGGACGACGACACCAACCAGCTTGTGTTTGACAACAACGGCATGTTGCAGATCCGACGTATTGGCACCGGGTTCATGATGATCCAGCGGCACGTCCTGGAGACGATGTCGAAGAACCATCCTGAGTGGCGCTACGTTAATGACGTCAAGAACCGTGATGAACACGCCATCTTTGACTTTGGCGTGTACAACGGCAAGTACTACGGCGAGGACTATTTGTTCTGCGACCGTGCTACGGCCGAGGGCTTCACTGTGTTTCTGGATCCAACTATCAGCTTGCCGCACGTAGGTACTGAAGAGTTTGAGCGCAATTTCGAGGAAGATGCCTTGAAGCCGCTTATTGCTGAGTACTGCACGCCCAAACTGAAAGTTGCAAATGGCTAAGTCACCAGCATGGCAGCGCAAGGAAGGCAAGAATCCCAAGGGCGGTTTGAACGCCAAGGGTCGCGCCTCTGCCAAAAAGCAGGGGATGAACTTGAAACCTCCCCAGCCGGAAGGCGGCAAACGCCGAGACTCTTTCTGCGCCCGCATGGAAGGGATGAAGAAGAAGTTAACCTCCGAGAAGACGGCCAAAGACCCGGATTCAAGGATCAATAAAAGCCTGCGGGCTTGGAAATGTTGAGGACCAATATGCCTAATCCTAAGTACCTAGAGAATTTGAAGCGCTACGGCCCCAAGGCTAAGGACCGTGCTGCTGATCTGGAAGAGATGGCGGCATTGGCCAATGCACGTCCTTCCCGCGAGAACATGCAGGAGTCCAACTTCCGAGCCATTGCTGGCCAGCCTGCAGCTCGTAAAGAATCGGCTCGCCTGGCTCAAGAGGTAAGCGAGCTGGGTGACCAGTACAAGCGTGAAGCTCGTGGCGTTGAGGCTCCTGATGACGATGGCATCATTAACAAGATCAAGTCTGCTGCCGGCATGAAAAAAGGCGGTAAGGTTGGATCTGCTTCCAAGCGTGCTGACGGTATTGCCCAGCGTGGAAAGACCAAAGGCCGGATGATCTGATCATGGAAATGATGTTGTGGAACGCCTTGCTGACTACATTGCTCGGGTTACTAGGTTGGAATCTGAAGGAAAAGTCGGAGGAAATCTCCCGGCTACAGATTCTCCTGAACCGGACAAGGGAAGAGGTAGCCAAGGAATATGTGACGAAGGTGGATGTTCACCACGACATCAATCGGGTTCTGGACCGGATCGACCGCCTGGAAACCAAAATTGATGCGTTTATCAGGGAGCAAAAAAGTGCCCTCGGTTAGCAAGAAACAACATAACTTCATGGAAGCCGTGGCCCATAGCCCGGCATTTGCGAAGAAAGCAGGCGTCCCACAGTCTGTGGGGCAAGAGTTCAGCAAGGCGGACAAAGGCCGCAAATTCTCAAAAGGTGGTGAAACTATGGCTACTCAGAAAAAAACCCCGACGACCCCCATGGGCAAAGTTAAGACGGCTGCTCCCAGCCGCGATGGCGTTGCTACCAAGGGCAAGACCCAGGGCAAAGTCATCAAGATGGCTGGCTCTGCCAAAGGCATGAAGCGCGGCGGCAAGTGCTAAGGAGCTGACCATGTACGACGAAGAACTGGAAAAGAAAAAGACCAAGGGTGATTCCGTTTGGACGGAAGGCTCTGGTGTTCCCGTCCCGCAGGAACCTGACATGGGTTCTTCTCGCCCTAGAAAGCCTGTGAAGAAGGCTGGCGGTGGATCTATCTCTTCCGCTTCTCGTCGTGCAGATGGTATTGCCGAGCGTGGCAAGACACGTGGCACGATGGTGATGTGCGGCGGCGGTTACGCCAAGGGGAAATAACATGATGGCCAGTCGCGGCATGGGGGATATCGCCCCCTCTAAGATGCCCAGCGGAAAGCGTAAAGCTCGCCGGGATGACACTGACTTCACCCAGTATGCCAAGGGTGGTGAGGTCTGGAGCAAGCCGCGTCCTGAAAGCCTGGGCGCTCCCAAGAAGCTGAGCTCTGCCAAGAAGGCAAAAGCTAAAGCTGCTGCCAAGGCTGCTGGCCGTCCTTATCCCAACATGGTCGATAACATCCGGGCTGCAATGAAATGAGCTACACGACTGGCACCACCGCATTTAACCTTGAGTTCACGGAATTAGCCGAGGAAGCATGGGAGCGTGCCGGTCGTGAGATGCGGACTGGTTACGACCTGCGTACAGCTCGCCGGTCCATGAACCTGATGACCATTGAATGGGCTAACCGTGGCCTGAACATGTGGACCATCGAAGAAGGCTCTATTACGTTGGTTCCAGGTCTGAGCACGTATCCGTTGCCGCTGGACACGATTGACTTGTTGGACCAGGTTATTCGTACGGGGGCCAACGTTTCCTCCACCCAGGCTGACTTGACGATCTCCCGTATTAGCGTTTCTACCTATGCGACGATCCCTAACAAATTGACCCAGGCCCGCCCCATCCAGGTCTGGATCCAGCGTCTGTCTGGCGAAACCAATCCCACCGACCTGCTACTGGATGGTGCTCTAAACGCTACCGCAACCACCATTCCTCTAAGCTCTACGGTGGGTCTTGCGGGCGCTGGCTACATCAAGCTGGATTCAGAGATCATTTATTACGGTTACATCGACGGCAACTCTCTGGGTGGATGCTTCCGGGCCCAGAACAACACTACTGCTGCCAGCCACATTACTGGCACGGCTGTGTTTGTGCCCCAGTTGCCGGCTGTAACAGTTTGGCCAACCCCTGATAGCTCCACAACTTATCAGTTTGTTTACTGGCGCATGCGTCGTATCCAAGACGCTGGATCAGGTATTCAGACGGGGGACATGAACTTTCGTTTCCTGCCGGCCGTAGCAGCTGGGTTGGCCTACTACATTGCCATGAAGGTGCCAGAGCTGATGCCCCGAGTAGACATGCTGAAGGCTGCTTATGACGAGCAGTTTGCCCTGGCCGCAGGTGAAGATCATGAGAAGGCACCGCTACGGTTTGTGCCTCGCCAGCAGTTCATTGGCGGGAGTACCCCGTAATGGGCCAAAGGTTCTCATCCGGCAAATTTGCGATCTCGCAGTGCGATCGCTGTGGCTTTCGTTTCAAGCTCAAGCAGCTCAAGTTTGAGGTCATCAAGACCAAGCTGTACCAGTTGAAGGTTTGCCCGGAGTGCTGGGATCCTGACCAGCCGCAGTTGCAGTTGGGCATGTACCCGGTTGATGATCCGCAGGCCGTGCGTCAGCCAAGACCGGACACGACGTACTACACCGCTGGATTGGATGCGAATGGCTTCCCTTCTGGTGGTTCCCGGGATATCCAGTGGGGCTGGGCTCCGGTTGGCGGATCTAGTTTTTTTGATGTTGGTCTCACCCCAAACTACTTGGTTGGGACGACAAGTGTTGGTACAGTATCGGTATCTTAAAGGAGCCAGAAATGGACAAAAAAGACTTAGCGCAAGACAAGAAGATGGTGGCATCTGCCGTGCATAAGCACGAAGCCAAGATGCATCCTGGCAAGCCCATGACCAAGCTGGCCAAGGGTGGTGTCACTTCTGCGAACATGAAGAAGTACGGACGCAACCTGGCCCGTGCCATGAACCAGAAATCCAGCTCTCGCGGAGGCTAATATGGCCACATACAGCAAAAAAGTTATGGGTAAAGAAGTTGGCCAGGCCAGCGTCTATGCTGAGCCCCACACCATGAAGGGTAAGGCCGTGAAGATTGAAGAGAACCCTGGCAAGAGCCCCAATCGTAGCAAGCTGGACACGTACAACCTTTCGGTTGGCGCGGTTAGCAAAGCTGCAGGGGATCAGCCGGTCAAGACGGATGGCATCAAGATCCGTGGCACTGGTGCGGCTACCAAAGGTGTGATGGCACGAGGCCCGATGGCCTGAGGTTGATATGACTGAAGCTGGGGCTGTCTATCTTGTAACCAATACTGTTACTGGTGAGCAGTATGTAGGACAGACGCGCCAATCTATTTCTAAGCGTTGGCAGGGGCATGTGCGCATAGCGTCTTGTAAGACGGCTAAAAAATATAAGCTGCACGAGGCGATTGCCAAATACGGAACAAATGCGTTTTTAGTAGATTCGCTATATGTTGCGTTCGATCTGGCTCAGCTAAACGTTGCTGAGATTGCGTTGATTGCCGAGTTTCAGCCAACGTACAATAGCTCTCTTGGAGGCGCAGGGCTACGGCCCAGGTCCTATTCAGATGAGGCAAAGAAAAAGAGGTCCGACGCAGCCAAAAAGCGCTGGTCAGATCCTGAATGGCGCGCCAAAACAGTTGAGTCTATTAAGCAGGCTTACAACACGCCAAAAGGTATTTTGCATGGCAAGCGTCTAGGCGCTCTTGGAGGCGGCAGGCTTCGTTGGGCCGGGTATGTAAGGCCCCTCCCGGAGCTAAAAAATCGAGCAGAATCTGTGTCTAGGTCTTGGCAAGACCCAAATATTCGTCAGGCACGTATTGCATGCCAGAAGGCGACATTCTCTACGCCTGAAGCAAAGCTAAAGCGCTCTGAGGTATCAAAAGGGCGCACACAAAAACCCGAATCTATAGCACAATCGGCACGTGCCAAATGGCGGCCGGTGTTTTGTCCTGAATTGCAGATTTCTTTTTTGAGTCAAACCCACGCTGCCGATTATTTTGGCGTAGTCCGCTCGGCGGTAGCAAACGCGGTTAAGCAGAAAGGCAAGGTGTGCAGGCAGTACACTTTGATTAGGGTGGCTTAAATAAATTACCAAGAACTCGTAACTGCAGTTAATGACTATATAGAGAACTCGTTCCCGACAAGTAACATTGACACCTTCATCAAGCAGGCGGAGCAGCGCATCTACAACACGGTGCAGCTGGCGTCTTTGCGTAAGAACGTGACGGGTACAGCTACCGTAGGGAATAAGTATCTCCAGTGCCCCACGGACTTTCTGTCGGTGTATTCGATTGCCGTTATCTCTGATAGCGAGTATCTGTACCTGCTCAACAAGGACGTGAACTTCATCCGTGAAGCCTATCCAAGCACGGCAGCGGCGTACCGTGGCAAGCCCAAGCACTACGCGATCTTTGGCCCCCGGTCAGATAACGAGGATGAGCTGAGCTTTATCCTGGGCCCCACGCCTGATCTGTCTTACGAGGTTGAGTTGCATTACTTCTACCTGCCCGAGTCCATTGTGGACGCGGCGGATGGGCGCACGTGGCTGGGTGATAACTTTGACTCTGCGTTGTTGTATGGCACCTTGATGGAAGCCGCTACCTATACCAAGGCAGAGCAAGATATGGTTAAGCTGTACAGCGATCGGTATGTGCAGGCAATTGCTCTCTTGAAGAACCTTGGCGACGGGAAGCAGCGTATGGACGCATACAGAGACGGCCAAGTTAGGGTGCCGGTGTCATGAGCATTGTTCAAACCCAGACCACCAGCTTCAAGGCCGAGCTCTACGAGGGTGTTCACAACCTTCTCGTGGACGATATTTACATGGCACTGTACAACGCCAATGCAAACCTGAACGAAGATACAACCGTATATTCCTCTACCAACGAGGTGACTGGTACGGGTTATGTAGCTGGCGGGGTTCAGATGACGGGCATTACTATCCAGACGTCTGGGTATACGGTCTATGTCAACTTTGCCAACGTTGCGTTCAATGCTAGTGTGACGGCGCGGTGTGCGCTGATTTACAACGCATCCCAGGGCAACAAATCAATTGCCGTGCTGGACTTTGGGTCTGACAAGACATCCACCAACTTTACGGTCACGATGCCGCAGAACACGGCAACGTCGGCTTTAATACGTTCATCTAACTAAGGAGCGGTCCATGACCACCGAATTCTTGAAAGCCACAGACAAATTTGAAGGCGGCATGATCGCCAACACCGGCGCGGGCGAGACCGCCAAGGCTACGGGCCAGTACTTTATTGAGTGCTTTGACAAAGACGGCAACCTGAAATGGCGTGACGAGACCCACAACCTGGTCGTAAACGTCGGCCTACAGTACATGGCTGGTGTGGCTCTAACCTCGACCACCCAGATCACGGCCTGGTATATTGGTCTGTACGGTGCTGGCGCATCTAACACCCCTGCGGCTACTGACACCCTGGCTCTCCACGGTGGCTGGACTGAGATCACCCCTTACTCTGGCAACCGCCCTGCGGCTACGTTTGCTGCGGCTACTAACGCTAACCCGTCTGTGGTGACCAACTCGGCTTCTAAGGCTAGCTTTAGTATCAACGCTACGGCAACGGTGGGCGGGGCTTTCCTGGCTTCGGCAGCTTCTGGTACGAGTGGCACGCTGTTCTCGGCTGCTGACTTCCAGTCTCCTGGTGACCGCTCTGTGGTATCGGGTGATGTTTTGACAGTCAGCTATACATTCTCTCTTAGCGCTTAATTTAATGACGACGTACTCACGAGATGAATAATGGCAGAAGGCGGCTGGGGGTCCGGTACATGGGGTCAAGCTGGCTGGGGTGATTCGGTTTATGACCGTGACCTGGCTGAGACTGCCACGGGCGCTGACAGCATATCTGCCAACCAGACGCACTCTTCTTCCATCTCTGAGACCGCCACGGGGGCTGATACTGTATCGGCCCTGGCTACGTTTGAATCTAGCATTGCTGAGACGGCGAGTGGGTCTGACTCCATAAATGGTAACGTAGACTTCCAGGTCGCTGTAGATGAAACGGCAAGCGGGTCTGACAGCATTGAGGCAAGCCAAGACTTTGGGGTGGCGGTAGCAGAGACCGCCAGCGGGTCAGACTCAATAGAGGCCACGCCTACCTACTCCACGGTTATCTCTGAGACTGCCACGGGTGCGGACAGCGTAGAGGCCCAGGCGGCGTTTGATTCGGCTATTAGCGAGACAGCTACTGGGGCGGACTCGATTGACTCTAATGTCTCGGTGTTTGCCTCTGTGGCGGAGACGGCTTCTGGGTCTGACGAGATCTCGGCAAATGCCAATTTTGGGACGTCGGTAAGTGAAACTGCGTCTGGATCGGATACTGATGCGTCAAATCCAGATTTCCAGGGTGTAACAAGTGACAATGCCACGGGCGCGGATACCATATCTGCCACGCCAACATACCCCGGCGAGGTGTCTGAAACGGCCACGGCGGCTGACCAGACGGCTTCTCAGTTTGAGTTTTTTGGCGATATTCTTGAGACCGCCACGGCCACGGATGAGGTATCTGCCAGTGTGAATTTCCAGAGCTTGGTGAGCGAGACAGCCACGGGCACGGATTCTGATGTTGGGTTCTTGACCATGATGGCCGAGGTGCTGGAGACGGCTACGGCGGCAGCTCAGTTTGTGGCGGCTATGAACTACATGGCTGCTATATCCGAGGCAGCGACGGCGGCAGACTTTATCTACGCCGAGTATCTTTGGAACCCGATCGACGACACCCAGACGGCCAACTGGGGGAATATCAACAATGAACAGACGCCTGGCTGGACCCAGGTTACGGATACGCAGTCGCCTGGGTGGACGGCTGTGGGGACAACTCAAACGCCGGGGTGGGCTAATGTGGATGACACGCAGGCTCCTAACTGGCAAAATATCAACACGAACTCGTAGGAGTCTTTATGACGACAGCAGCAACATCTCTCTTGGGCCTAGCCCTTCCGGTCACTGGTGAACTTTCCGGCACCTGGGGCGACACTGTAAACAACAGTATTACCTCTCTCCTGGATAGTGCGGTTGCCGGTACGACCACGCTCAGCACGGACGCTGACGTTACGCTGACTACCACGACCCTTGCGGCAAACCAGGCTCGTCAGGCTATCCTGCTGTGCTCAGGCGCACGCACGGCGATAAGGACCATCACGGCCCCGGCCCAGTCCAAGATCTACACGGTCATTAACTCAACGACTGGTGGGTATGCGGTCAAGATTGTGGGGGTTGGTCCTACGACGGGTGTGACGATAGGTTCTGGTCAGTCTGCACAAGTTGCATGGAACGGATCTGATTTTGTTCAGGTTGGCGCATCTGCTGGCGGGTCTAACACACAGGTTCAATACAACAACAGTGGTGCGCTAGCAGGCTCTGCTAACTTGACATTTAACGGTACGACGCTCACTGCCAATGCTCTGACGGTCACAAATGCCACTACGCTTTCAGCGGGCACAGCCAACGGAGTAGCGTACCTCAACGGCTCCAAGGTAGTCACCACTGGTTCTGCGCTGACGTTTAATGGGACTAACCTTGGTTTGTCGAGCAGTGCAGTAGCAACTGCGATAAAGATCGATGGGTCTGGGCGTTACAAACAGTTTGAAACTTATCAATCTGGTAGCCGTGAGTTTTATTTTGGATACGACAGCACCAGCCTGATTGGTCTGATTTATCAAGACAACAACCGACCAATCGCTTTTGGTATTTCAGGCTCCGAAGGCATGCGCCTAACCAGCACAGGGCTGGGTATTGGGACGAGTTCTCCTGCTTATAAGCTGGATGTATCTGCTTCTGTTGCTCGGATTAAGAGTACTTCTGCTTATTCTGGTTTGGGCCTTTGGAGCGATGATTCAAACGCATCAACAAGAAACTGGCTGGTTGCTTCTTCGTATAACAACTATGGTGATTTGTGTTTTGTTCAAAGCACGACACAAGGCGGCAATCCTGTTGGCGGAACTGTACGGGCCATTATCGACTCCTCCGGTAACCTCGGATTGGGGGTTACGCCGAGTGCTTGGAACTCAACAAGCAAAGCCTTTCAAGTCAGCACTTTTGTTTCGGTATCTCAGCAAGCAAGCGGAGCCGCAAACTTTGGGTTCAATTTCTACGAAGACGCGGCAAATACTTTCAAGTACAGCACAACTGATGAGGCTTGCCGTTTTTCCGCACTGACAACGGGTGGGTTTGGCTGGTTCACAGCAGCCTCTGGCACAGCAGGTAACGCCATAACGTTCACCCAAGCAATGACGCTGGATGCGAGTGGCAACTTGGGGTTGGGTATAACTTCTCCCACGGTTAATTTGCACGTTTACAACGCAAGTTCAGCAGAAACAAGGATTGCTTCGGCAAACATTGGATTGCAGCTGTATTCCTCTGAAGGCGCAGGAACTTCAGTTATCGGTACGTACACTAACCATGCGTTAGTTTTTAGGACAAACGTCACAGAACGCGCCCGTATCGACTCCAGCGGTAACTTGCTTATTGGCACAACATCCTCTGACGGTTCTCGACTGCGTGTATATGGCTCTTACCAGACCCTTGGAGATGGCTCATATGAAGGCTTGATCGGAAAAGCAAGCAGCTTGGTTTCTGGTGGCGGCACGGGAGAATTTGCCATTCGCTCTTCTTCTAGTTTGTTGTTTGCTACTAATGGCAACACAGAACGTGCCCGTATCGACTCCAGCGGTAACTTCATGATTGCGACTACAACTGCTGGTGCAGGAATTGGTTGGTCGCCTAAATTAACCGTAGATGCATCTGGGACGTTTGGCCCGTTATTTAAGACAAACAGCGCAGGTTTTGAGGCTCTTGATCTTTGGAATTCCGCAACGAGTGGAACAAGATATCAGGTTTATTTTAGAGATGGCACTGGTGGTGCGCGAGGATCGATTACAACGGACGGGGCCAATACCGCCTTTAATACCTCATCTGATTACCGACTCAAGGACAACCCGCAACCTCTTACCGGCAGTGGTGCATTCATTGACGCACTCAAGCCTAAAACCTGGGTTTGGAAGGAAACGGGTGCTCAGGGCGTTGGTTTTATTGCACATGAAGTACAAGAAGTCAGCCCAGGCAGTGTGGTGGGCGAAAAGGATGGTGAAAAGATGCAGCAGATGGAGTACGGCTCCGCTGAATTCATTGCCAACATTATTGCTGAACTGCAATCTCTCCGCGCTCGTGTGGCGCAACTTGAAACTAAATAACCCCTGAAAGGAATCACCATGACCGACACCCTAACCTCCATCACCATGACCTGGGACGTGACCGCTATGGACTGCTACCCGCAGGCTGACGGCGAAACTGACGTTGTATTCGTGGTGCATTGGACCTGCTCTGGCCAGCAAGTAAGCGGCGGCAACACTTACACCGGCTCGGTGTACTCCACATGCTCCATCCCCGCCCCAACAGGCGGCTCGTTCACCCCCTACGCTAATCTGACCGAGCAACAGGTGCTGGGCTGGATCTGGGCCAACGGCGTGGACAAGACTGCAACGGAAGCCGCTGTGGCTCAACAAATTGCAAACCAGATCAACCCGCCGGTGGTGACTCCCCCGCTGCCTTGGGCGGCATAATAAATAAGGGGTTTCGCCGCTGCCCCATCTCAGCGGTTGCATTTGGAGATATCCATGGAAGATAAGAAGATTGAGTTGAGCCTGAGCCTGGTGAACGCCACTCTGCAGTATTTGGGTACGCGCCCGTACGGCGAGGTGTTCCAGCTGGTTCAAGCCATTCAGGAGCAGGCAATCCCCCAGGTGCCGATGCCTGAGACCAAGCCGGAAGAAGCCCCGGTTCAGTGAGGTTGAAATTGACCCGATAACCATTGGCGTTGCATTTGCCGGGGCCAAAGCGGCGGTAGCCACCATCAAGGAGGTTATCAAGCTCGGCAAGGACGCCAATGAGTTAACCAAGAGTATCGTCGGGTATTTTGACCAGAAGGCCATCATTGAGAAGGCCGAGGCGGTCAAGGAGCGAGAGAAGCGCGAGGCGCTGTGGGACAAGGCCAACGGGGTCAAGCCCAAGAAAACGGATGCAGAGCTAACGTCAGAAGCGATGGAGATTGTCCTGAAGCGACGGGAGCTAGAGAGGCAGGAGTACGAGCTGTACGAGATGTTGGTGTGGTCTGGCCAGGGGAAGATCTGGGATGACATGGTCAAGCTCAGAGAGAGCATGAAGCGGCAGATTGCCAAGGAAGAGGCTGAGGCGGTCAAGCAAAAGATCATTGATGCCGCCAAGGCCCAGGACCGCAAGGAGATGATCCAGGACATCCAGCTCTCAGTGGCGATCATTGCGGCGTTTAGTCTAGCGATGTACTGGCTGGTCCAGTGGGGGATTTCAAAAGGATTGTGGAGATGAGTGAGCAGGACAAGACGCTGGGAGTACTGGACAGGGTGCTGACCTACGTGGATAGCCCGTTCAAGCTAATTGCCTTGCTCATCATGTTTGTGTTTGGTTTCTGTGCCTGGTTTGTCTATGCTAACCATGACCTATTGGTCGGGGCTTACAAAGAGAGCCAGAAGCTACCGAGCATTAACGAGGCCAGGGTGGAGGATGCTGCGGCAGTGCTGATTAAGTACGGCGGTGCCCAGACTGTGTCTATATTCAAGGTAAACCCGTTGTTTGGGACTCGTGTTCTTTACCGGGCGTATACCAAGGATGGGCGGGATAAACGACTGGAGGGTATTGATGTTGGTCTCTTCACAACTAATCAGGCGAACAATGCGGACGTTGTCAAACTCATGGCAGGAGAAACGCCGTGTGGAGACTACCATAAGCCACAAAGCGAAATCGGCCTGTGGTACGTTGAAGTTGGTGTCACCTACGGTTGTCGTATCTCTGTACCACCCGACGCAACGCGTTTCATCGGACAGATCACCATCGGGTTCAAAGATCGACCTGAGAGCATAGAAGACGTGCAATCCCTTATGTCGATTGCTTCATCAATGTTAACCAAAAAGAGTTACTAAATGGGCGATATTCTTAGCGTGGTTGGGGGCGGCTTATTCGGCTCCCTGTTTGGTGGGTTCTTCCGGCTTGCCCCGGAGGTGATCAAGTTCCTGGACAAAAAGAACGAGCGCCAGCACGAGTTGGCCATGTTCGACAAGCAGTGCGACCTGGAGAAGGTCCGGGGCCAGCAGAAGCTGGCTGAGATTGCCGCGCAACGGGAGCTTGCCGTAGACACTGGGGTGATGGATGCCCTGAACTCTGCGATCCAGCAGCAGGCCGAGATGGTCAAAGCTGCCGGTGGTTGGGTTGCTTCCCTGTCCGCCTCGGTCCGTCCGGTGGTCACGTACTGGGTCATGCTGGTCTGGTCGCTGGCCCATGTCTGGCTGTGCTGGAATGCGTGGCTTCACAACGTGCCTGTGGCTGAGGTGTTCAAGATGATTATGTCGCCTGACTTCGTGGCGCTGGTCTCTGGCACGATCAACTACTGGTTCCTCGACCGCACCTTGGCTAAGCGTGGGCTATGAATCTGGACTTGGCTGCTAAGCTGTGTAAGCAGTTTGAGGGCTTTCGGTCCGCCCCCTACCTATGCCCGGCTGGGATTCCAACGATTGGCTATGGATCCACCTATTACGAGGACGGCCGCAAGGTTACCCTCCAGGATCCCCATATCGACGACGCCCGGGCGTCCGCCCTCCTCATGTATGAGCTGCAGCACACCTTCCTACCCGGGGTTCTACGTAACTGCCCTGGCCTGCTGACGGATGAAAAGCGCTGTAATGCCATCGTAGATTTTTGCTATAACCTGGGCGTTGGACGCTTGCAGACAAGCACATTAAAGAGGAAAATCAACGCCCAAGACTGGGACGGAGCCAAGGAACAATTGATGCTCTGGACCAGAGGTGGCGGGCGCGTTCTCCCCGGCCTTGTTAAACGGCGTACAGCAGAGTGCGCGTTACTCGGGGGTTGACATGAATTTTTCTAACCGCTTGCGTTCCCAGTATGCCTTTCTGGCTGCGGACAGCTTGGCCCGGTACTCTGAACCTGGTGTATCCCATAGCGCACGTCTAGCCAAATACTCTGGAGATGTTAAGGTTTCTGTGAGTCTGGCTTTTCGCTGCGCCAGCGCTACTGGGTCTGACATTTTTTCACGTCTTTTTTCTTGTGCGCTACGGATGCCTTCAACGCGCCGTTTTTTGATCTCCGGGTCAGAATTCAAGATCTTGTGGTATTCCCTTATTGGATTTGCCGGGTTTAGTAAGTCCTCGCGCTTTTTCTTCAAAACTTCTTGCCTTGGGCTTAAAACTCCCTCTCCCCCGTCGGTAAAGTTGGCTAGGGTTCCACCGTCAGAAATTCTTTTGAAGTGCGCGATAAGAGATCGCTCCATTGCACATGCATCTTCCCAAGACAGTTTGAAGAATCTGTGGACGCGAACATTTTCTGCGCCGTACTTTGCAATTAAGCGCATGCAGTGGGAGTTTCGATCTTTGTGCTTGGCCCGAGCCGGATTCCATCGGCTTGATGTCTTGCCTATGCCTACATAAAATGGCACCCAATCTGGACTGAACCAAATGTACACATACGCAGTCTTATCTGTTGACGCCATGAAGCGAGTATAGCATGCTAAAAAAAATCATGTTTAGGCCGGGCGTGAACAAAGAAAACACCAGATACGCTTCTGAGGCCCTGGGTTCGGTCAATGCTGGCACCGAAGTAGTTGGTGGTTGGTACGACTCTGAGAAGGTTCGCTTCCGTGCTGGCACCCCTGAGAAGCTCGGCGGTTGGGTTCAGATCTCTGCCAATTACTTTAAGGGCGTGTGCCGGTCTCTATGGAACTGGGTAACTCTTACCTCGCTTAACCTGATTGGCGTTGGTACAAACCTAAAGTTCTACATATCCAACGGCGGTGCGTACTACGACATTACGCCTATTAGGGCTACTACAACCCTGACAAACCCGTTTGGGACTATCCTAAACTCTTCTACGGTTCTGGTGACTGATGCGGCCGGTGGGTTTGCTGACGGCGCGTATGTAACGTTTAACGGCTCTTCTGCCATAGGTGGCCTGACGTTGCTTGGGGAATACAAGATCTCCTTGCAGTCTGCCACTACCTACAACATAACTGCAGAATCCACGGTAAGCCTGGTCCTCTCGACAGGCGTATTTACGGCCCAGTTTCAGCTGGCCAACAACGTTGAAGTGGTGTTATCCACCACGGGCGCTTTGCCTACAGGTTTTGTGGCAGGCACGACCTATTATGTTGTTAATACTTCAGGGTACACATTCCAGCTTGCCGCCACTTCTGGGGGCACGGCGATCGTTCCGACCGGCACACAGTCTGGAATCCATACGGCCACTGCCAAAGCCACGTCTACCACGGCTAGCGGGGGAGGCACGGTGTACGCTATGTACCAAATCAATACCGGCCCTGAGTACACGGTGGCCTTGACGGGATGGGGTGCAGGCGGTTGGGGCTTAGGAGCCTGGGGCGTTGGAGCTACTGGTACAGATGCGTTGCGCCTGTGGAGCCAGTCTAACTTTGGTGAAGATCTAGTATTTGGTCCCCGTGGTGGGGCTATGTACTACTGGAATGCCACTTACAACGTGAATGGCGCTCCTGTCACCATCACCATAGCCACCCCTGGCGTGCTGACGGCCAGTGTGAACTTTGCCAACGGGGACGCCATCATGCTGACCACGACCGGGGCGTTGCCGACTGGTCTGACTCCTGGCACGGTGTATTACGTTGTCAATGCGTCTAGTGGTACATGTAACCTTGCGGCTACAGCTGGTGGTACGCCAATCACTACTTCTGGCTCTCAGTCTGGCACGCATACTATTGCGGCCCGGGGGATCCCGGTCACCTCTCTGTCTGGCGCGTCTGGTGTTCCAACAATTCAGAATTTGATCTTTGTGTCTGACATCAGCCGGTTTGTGTTTGCCTTTGGCTGTAATGACTACGGGGCTACCGCCCAAGACCCCATGTTGATCCGCTGGTCGGACCAAGAATCTGTGGTGGAGTGGACTCCTGCCGCTACCAACCAGGCTGGCAGTTTGCGCCTATCCCATGGCTCAGAGATTGTGACGTGTTTGCAGACCCGCCAGGAGATTGTGGTGTTCACGGACTCTTCGGTGTATTCACTGCAGTACTTGGGCGCTCCGACTGTCTGGGGTAGCCAGATCCTGGGAGACAACATTTCCATCATGGGCCAGAACGCTACGTCTGTTGCATCTGGCGTGGTGTACTGGATGGGTGTGGACAAGTTCTATAAATACGACGGCCGGGTATCTACCCTGCGTTGCGACCTGCGTCAGTATATCTATAGCAATATCAACCTGGCTCAGGCTCAGCAGGTGTATAGCGGGACTAACGAGGGCTTTAACGAGGTCTGGTGGTTCTACTGCTCGGCGAACTCACTCCAGATCGATAAGTACGTGGTTTACAACTATCTTGAGGATATTTGGTACTACGGCAGCATGGCTCGCACGGCGTGGCTAGACTCTGGTTCCTTGGACTATCCGCTGGCTGCTCCGTACATCAATTCAACGTCTAACAATCTGGTGTACCACGAGAACGGTAATGACGACAACACAACTGGGGTGCCTGCGGCCATTGACTCGTATATCTCGTCTTCAGAATTTGACATCAGCGACGGCCATAACTTTGGCTTTATCTGGCGTATCCTGCCTGACTTGACGTTTAGAAGTTCTACTGGGGAGACGACTCCTCAGGTCACTATGACCTTGATCCCGTTGCAGAACTCTGGGTCGGGATATACCAATCCAGCCTCTGTTGGTGGTTCAGACAACGCTACGATCAGCCGTATTGCATCGGCCCCGGTTGAGGAGTTCACTGGCCAGGTTTATGTGCGTGTGCGCGGGCGTCAGCTGGTGTTTAAGGTTCAGGGTAACCAGTTGGGATTGCAGTGGCAGCTTGGAGCGCCTCGTATTGACATCCGGCCTGATGGTCGTAGAGGCAACTCATGACGTTGATTGTCACATCAGATGCTGAACTGCTACGGGTTACTCCCCCGAACTTGCCTCTTGCCCCGGGACAATACAGCTCCCAATACCAAGAGCAGTTCAACAATGTTCTGCGTCTTTACTTCAACCAGCTCAATAAGATCGTAGGACAGCTTATGGCCTCCAATACAGAAGTACCAATCTCATTCCCGCCCACAGCCCTGGATGCGTTTGGTCGCCAGCGGGTGAGCCAGCCCTATACCCTGTTTGATAGCCAGAACCGTTACGCTGCTGATAACCAGTTTGACTCTTCGACGACAGGCACAGGGTCCACCACGTTCAATACAAACCAGGCCAGCGTCAGCATGAGCGTGACGGCCGGGGGCGTGGGTTCTGTGGTTCGTCAAACCTATCGCAGTTTCCCATATCAGCCCGGTAAAGGGCTGTTGGTGCTTGCTACCTTTGTGATGGATGCGAGTAACAGCGTCAACCTGACCCAGCGCGTGGGCTACTTCAACACTGACAACGGCGTGTTCTTCCAGAAAGTAGATGGGGTCAATAGCTTTGTCTTGCGTTCTAACACCTCAGGAACTCCCAGCGATGCCCGGACAGTCAACCAGGCTGATTGGAACGGCGACCCCTTAGATGGGACGGGCACCAGTGGGTATACCTTAGACCTAACAAAACCGCAGATTCTGTGGATGGACTTTGAATGGCTGGGCGTGGGATCGGTCCGCTGTGGGTTCATCATCAACGGTGAGTACATTGTTTGCCACACGTTTAACACTGCAAACGTTTATGGCACCACGGTCTACATGACCACGGCCATCCTGCCTGTAAGGTATGAGATTACAACCACAACCTCGGCGGTCGCCGCGACCTTGACCCAGATCTGTTGCTCTGTTGTATCTGAGGGTGGGTTTGAGCAGACATCAATTGACCATGTGGCGCGTCGCACCACAATCTTTACGACCATTAACACGGCGGCTACGTTTTATCCTATTGTCTCCATTCGACTAGCTTCTGGCCGTACCGGGGCGGTAGTTTTACCAAACCGGGTACAGTTTCTCCCCACGACTAGCCAGAACTACGAAGTGGCTTTGTTGAAGAACCCGACTTTGACGGGAGCGACCTGGGCGGCTACAGTTCCATCTGACAGCAACGTGGAATACGATGTTGCAGCCACAGCCATCAGCTCGATTGGGACCATTGCTCAGACGGACTATGTCACTTCATCAGGTAGTGCGGGTGTTAGCCAAACAAGCGCGCCGACCGGGTACAACTGGGACTTGCAGCTGGGGGTGTCCTTGGCTGGAGTGAGCGATATCTACACGCTTGCTGTACGCACGGTGTCTGGCGCAACAACAGGAGATGGATTGGGGTCCATCTCTTTCTACGATCTGACGCAGTAAGGATTCAACATGGCAGAGATGAGCATCAAAGAGATTCTCAGTAACGACCTGAAGAATAATTATCCAGATGGCCAGTTTACTTTGGAGCAATATGCGGCTGGCTTAGAGGATGCAATACAAAACGGGATGAAGATTATTCGTTCCGGCGATGCCTTGTTGATCTATAAAGATATTTCCAAAGGCGTGGCTGAGGCTCACGTTATTAACGGAGGCGTCTCGATCATCAAGGGAATTAACTACCTATTTAAGGCGTTGATGCAGCTTCGCGAGGACGGATACAAGGAAGTGCAGATTCCTTACGACAAAAAAGAGTTTGCCGGTATTCTTAGTAAGCTCCCCATATTCCAGGTAACAACTGAGAAGCTAGATGGTGGGCAAGGAAGAACCTATCTGACCAAAGTGAGGTTGGCATGAGCGCTGCAGTAAATGTTGTAAAAAAGGGATTTGAGGTAGTACGCGAGGTTACTGGCGGCACTTATGACGCAATTGGAAAAGTTGCTCAGAAAGTCGGTAATACCGTAGAGTCTATTCTTGAGAATCCTAAACAACTTGCTGCCGTTGCCATTAGCATGGCATTCCCGGCCGCTGCTCCGTCTATTGGTAATTGGATTCTTGGCGCTGAGCTAGCCGCTGCATATCCGGCCGCTGCAGCCGCTGTGGGTAATATGTGTCTCAACACAGCCATGAACGGTGGCGATGTTGGACAAGCTGTTAAGACCACGGCTCTGCAGTACGTTGGTAATGTGGGCTCTCAAAAGCTGACCGAGATTGTTAAGAACGCCGATCTTGTCCCTGATGCCTTTGCCAAGAACGTAGGAACTACGACGACCTATGCAGCTATCCAAGCCGCTCAAGGTAAGGATCCGACGGTTGCTTTGCTAACTGGCGGTGCTAACGCTTGCGCCCAAGTTATTGCTCAGGAGATCCCTGGGTTTACAGAACTTCCGAAGACCACTCAAGAGCAGATTACCCGTGCTACTGCAGCTGCGATCCAGGGTAACAGCACCGGCGTTCTGAATGCGGCCATTGACTTTGGAGTCAAGTTTGCCAAGGACGAGTACAACGCTTACAAAGAAGCTAACAATAACGGGTTTGGTTATGATGCCGCCGCTTGGAAAGACGCTAAGGCAATTGGAGTTACTGATCTAAAAGATTACCAATATGCAAAAGAGATCGGGGCAGATAACCCATACGATCTTCAGGTTGGCAAAGCAATTGGAGCCAAAGATAACTTTGATTTGCAGTTGGCTAAAGACATTGGTCTTAGCACTGCTGACGATTTTAATTATGCCAAGCAAATTGGTGTTAGTAACAAAGAAGATTTTGACTTAGCCAAAGATATTGGTGCTCAAAACGCACTTGATATTGACTTTGCAAAGCAGCTTGGTATTGATACGTCCCAGGACTTTGGTTATGCCAGAAACTTGGGCGTTAATAATGCTGAAGACTTTAATTTTGCCAAGCAAGTTGGAGCTCAGGACTTAACTGATTTGAATGTTGCCAAGCAATATGGCATTACAGACAAAGACACGTTAGATCAATATTCAGATTTCCTTGGGCGCGGTACTGAGATAGCATCGACCAACACAATCCAGGGTGCAAATGGCGATGAACTGACAATTGATAACGAGGGTAACGTTGTCAAGTACACCTATGGCACTGGTGAGAATCAGGTTGATTTGACCGAAGAGGTTGCTAAAGCAGCTCGTTCAGGTGGATACACTTTGCGCGGAGATGATGGAAGCACGATTACCATAAATCCCAATGGCACCGTTTCTGCTATGGAAGCACCGGAGGATCAATACCTCCCAAGCGGACAAAAGAAACCGTCGGTTTCTTATGCCAGTCTGATTAAACAAGCTGCTCAGAACCGGGCTATTACCCAAAAGAGTGAGCAAGGTGGTATTAACGAGGCAACAATTGCCGCCAGCGAGCGCATGAAGGCTAGCCCTCTTAACAAGACAGGCTACCAAGTTACTCAAGAAGATATTGCCGGCCTGATCCCCCTGCTTTTGGGAGACGGATCTGAACAGCAGGTTACAGAAGAAGGTGAAGACGGTCTTGCTAAGGTTGAAGTTGGCGGTCCTGAGGATTCTGACATTAACTACTTGGCCAACCTGGGTGAAAGACCAAGTTATCTGGGATCTTTGGAGAAGGGTCAGCCTACTGAGGGGGCCCAGGTTGAGCCTGGCAAAGATGCCGGTGCTGCATCTCGCGGGGCAGTATTCGGTCCTCCTGTTGGAGTTGGCGGGGGCGGTGCTGGGTTTGACAGGTACTACAGCAGCGGCCCAATGGGGCCGATTGGTGGCGGAGCTGGGGCTGGCCAATATGGGCTTCCCAGTGGTGGCGTTGACATAATCAAGACTTTGCAATCCGCCGGTCTACAAGATCAAAGCAATGCAGAGACCCAGCGATTGCTGAATGCTCAGGGCCCTGTGGCGATTGGTCGGATCCCACCTCCAGTTAAGCCCACTGGGTTGCCGGTTCCTGTGGCACCTGTTGCAGCTCCCGCAGCTCCGGCTCTTGCTGCTCAAGCCAATGCGCCTGTTGATCCTTTGAAGCAATTGCAGGAGTACGCAGGCTTGGCGGGTACGGCGGGAAGTGAAACTGTCAACTCGTTATTGAAGTACCTTTTGTCCACGGGCAGCAAGCCCAGAGGAACAGAGGCGTACAAAGACATGTTCGGAAATATCCGTACCCGATAAATGACCAATTGAATAAAATGCCCCTAAGGAGCTAAAAATGGCACTCGTAATGACTGGTGAGTTCGATCCCGAGACTGGGGAACCGTTATGGTCTTATGAAGAAGATCCCCCGATCACAACCACCTCTAATACTTCAACAAGCGATTATGTAACAGAGATCCCTAATACGACCAAGCCTGGCGAGATTGGGTATAACTGGAAGTACTATTCTGACGGCACAGCCATTTCTCCTGAAGGCAAGTACTTTTACCAAGGGCAGCCTGTCTATGACCCCAACAGGGCAACGCTCAACGATCTGGTTTCTCAGATCAGCAAAGGCAATCTGTCTGCTGCATCAGTTTCAAAATATATCTCGCAAAACCCTGCTCAGGCCGCTGGTCTGGTTAGTGGTCTGATGAATTTGAACGCCCAGCCCACGTACAACCGGGTTGGCTATCAAGGTTCTATCCCTCAGTTGACGGCCACTCGAGCTGCTGTGCCGTACCAGAACGATCCCAATCGCCGTCCTGGCAGTGCAGGCCGTCAGTACTTTACTGATGTGAAGTACACCGCTCCTGGTGAAGCTGCGGCCGCTCAACAGCAAGCTACCGAGCAGGCCAAGCAAATTGCCGCGCAACCTGTGAAGGCGGCTCATGGTGGCTTAATGGCTTTGGCCAAGGGTCGTTACCTGCAAGGATCTACTGATGGAATGTCGGATGAACTACCGGCTGAAATCGATGGAGAACAACCGGCCGCTTTGAGCCATGGGGAGTTTGTTGTGCCTGCTGACGTTGTATCTCACCTGGGTAACGGTAACTCTGATGCCGGTGCCAAGAAGCTCTATCAGATGATGGACAAGATCCGCATGGCTCGTACTGGTACTAAGAAGCAAGGCAAGCAGATTAACCCAGACAAGTACATGCCTGGGGGTGCTGTGGGCTATGCTTCTGGCGGTGGCATCAAAGGTTATGCCGCAGGTGATCTGGTTGATACTTCTACCAGGCCGGCTGGCACTTCCTACGAATCCAACCTGTCTACTTGGGCTGGTCCTTATGTGACCGGAATGCTGGGTAAGGGGCAGGCTCTGTCTGAGATGCCTTACCAGGCTTATCAGGGGCCACTGACTGCCGGCACTTCTGGCTTGCAGCAACAGGCTTTCCAGACCGCTGGTGGCCTTCAGGTTCCTGGCGCTGTGACCCAAGCAGCTCAGACCGCAGGCAACATTACTGGTCAGATGCAGGGCTTGGCTGGTGCAGCGTTTGGTGCTCCCCAAGCTCAGCAGTACATGAACCCGTACCTGCAGGCGTCGCTTGATCCTCAGATCGCAGAGGCTCGTCGTCAAGCTCAGATCACCAACATGGCCAATATGTCCAAGCTGACTCAAGCTGGGGCATATGGCGGTGGTCGTCAGGCAATTATGCAGTCTGAAGCCGATCGTAACTTGGCTACTAACCTGGCCAACATTACGGGCCAGGGTTACAACACCGCCTACCAACAAGCCATGGCTCAGTACAACGCTGACCAGGCTCGTAAGCTCCAGGCTTTGCAAGGTGCTTTGAGTGGCACCCAGGCTCAAGGTTCTCTGGGGGCTCAGGAAAGCCAGATCGGATTGCAGAACCTGGCTCAGCAGGCTGCTCTTGGCCAGACCCAGCGTGGCATCGAGTCCGAAGGCATCGCCGCAGACAAGGCTCAATTCGAAGAGGCCCGCGACTACCCGTACAAGATGGTTCAGTACCAGCAGTCGCTGCTCAGTGGCTTGCCGTTACAGACGCAGGCCCCGATCACGCCTCAGAGTTCTGGCCTTACAAACTTCTCGCAGGGCTATACGGCTTTGCAGAGTTTGTTGAATAATTTGGGTATCAAGGG